CCAAGATTGGATTTAACCCCATATCTGTATCGAACATTAGAAGCTTTACAAAAGGAGATGAGTTATGCAGGACGCTACCGTCCAATCGATCCCACAGACGAGCCAGTCACCAGTGGCGGTGGCTCCAAGCAGCTACGTGGTACCGGCACAAGCTCCGGCACCTCAAGCTCCGATGGGGATGCCGGTTCAGTATCAGGTGGGTACCAGCTACCCCCAAGCGGTGCCTCAGGCGGCCCCCAGCTACCAATCAGCCCCTACTCAGTACGCCCCCCAGTCCCAACCGGCGGCCCCTCAGGCCAACCCTTGGGAGTCGGCGTTCAACAAAGTGGTGGGTCTGCTGAGCAGTCCAGTTCAATCCCCGTTCCAGGGTCAGTCATCTCCGACGACTCAGTACGCCCCGGCGAACTACGGTCAGCAGTACAGCAACCCAGCTACGCAACAATCGGCTCAGCAGACTTGGTCACCCAACCAGGACTACTCGCCCAACTCTTCCCAAACCTCTTCGGGTCCCTCGCTGGCGGAAGTGGCGGATTACCTGGGGTGGAGCAACGAAACCCGCAACGTGGTCGACGCGTACGGCCTGGAAGCACCCGCAATCCTAAATAATTACGGCCTCCAACTGGAAGCCATGCTGGATAGCGCTGTTGCTTGGGGCGGTAAAGCACAAGAGGTCCTTCATCGTTTTGCCGACTTCTCTGTTGCTGAGCACCAAGAGAATCTGGCCTACAACGAAATCCTGACCAACCCCGATGTACTTAGCGATTACACGCTGAAGTTCTTCGGTCCCGAAGGTCCGTACCCCGTGTACGAAGATGAGTCTCAACTGGAGACCCGTGGTTACCCGACTGCATCCATTGAAAACTACATGGGTCAGTTCCCCGCACCTCCTGCTGCCTCTGCTCCCCAACAGCCTGAAAACTTCTGGGGCAGCTTCAAGCAGCAAATGGACATGAACCCTGAGAATGCTTGGCGTCTTCTGAACCAAGCTCAACCTCAAGTTGTTGCAAACAAACTGTTTGTGATGGAGTGAGGCCATGCGCCCCCTTCTTAAGTACGGTGTGCCTGCCGCGGCTGGTTTAGCAGCTGGTGGGTACGCCCTTTCTCAAGGTGAAGATCCCGGATCTGCAATTCTCGCTGGAGCTACTGGTGCTCTTGGTGGCGCTGCTGGTTTACTTGGGGCTCGTGCACTTGCTGGCAAGTACAACCCCAATTTAATTGCAGCCGCACAGAAAAAAGTGACGGGCCTTGGCAATAAAATTGGAGATATGGCGCGTGATCTTCCTGAAAAAGGATTACGTCGTGCTGCTGCCAACGTTGCGGCAGATGTTGTTTCCGCAGCAGACACTCGTCTTTTTGGCGATCCGCTTGCTGGTATTTCGGCTGCTGTTCCTTTCCCTACACAAAACGTTCGACAAGCCATTAAAAAGGGTGCTGCAGTTGGACTTGTTCCTGCTGCCGCTGCGGCTGCTGGTCTAGGTGGTGTAGCCCTTGGTGCGATTCCTGGTTCCTTAGGTGTGCCGGGATTCCAGCCACAGCAGTACATGGATCCTGAGCAATATGGTTCGAGTAACACTACTGGTGCACTCGCAACTACCGATGGATCGATGACAACTTTGCGGTACATGTAATCTAAGTTTACTGTCTGCTAAAATTTGTGTTAGATAAGACATATGTGTCTTTATCTTTCACCCGATAAAAACACTGACACTGGAGGATAAACCAAGGTGTTTATTGACAACGACTTTCCAAAGATTTTGGGCGCCGAATTATATCGGCCCCACCCTGCCTATATCACTGAAATGGCTGTGGAGCCCGTGGTTGTCCACGACTTCACCCGTCAGCCTGGTCAAACCGTTCAGTTAGACCGCTATAAGTTCTGGGGTACCCCTGGTACTAAGGATAGCCGTGAGCGTATTGCCGACCAAACCATCGGTACCGCTAACAGCCGTAACATCACCAAGGAGAAAGTCTTGGTGGTGCTTAAGGAATACACCGGTCCTGCGGACCCTGGTGATCCGACCCAGCCTTCGACCTTCAAGATCGCTCGCGAAACTCTGATCACTGCTCAGCGTCTGCTGCTTGATAGCGGCAACCTGAACATGTTCCACCAGTCCATCGGTAGCCTGACGCTGCTTGATGACTACCGTCGTTGGCGCGACCGCGTGTTCATTGATGAACTCGCCAAAGCCGAAGCCAATGGTCAAGCTAGCACCACCCAAGGCGGTTACTACTTCGCTGGTGGTAAAGCCAAAGATTCCTCCGGTCGTATCAGCTACAGCTCCACTGAGTACACTGCCGATGTGCAGCAGTTCTCCGTGCGTACTGACCTTCTGAACATTGTTAAGGACCTGCGTAAGCGCAACGTTCCTACCTTTGCTGATGGTCTATATCGCTGTATTTGCGATCCCACTTTCATGATGCACCTGCGTCGTGATCCTGACTTCCGTGAGATTGCTCGTTACGCTGGTAACCCTGGCCAAGGCATGTACATGGGTAACCCCATGCTGCCTAACAACGCCAGCTTCTACCAAGGTCCCCAAGCTGGTCAAGGCTACTTCCTGGCTGGCGAACCTGTTATGCCTACCGGCGTGCAGTTTGAAGGCGTTAAGTTCTTCGAGTCGACTAACTTCCCGACCAAGAACGTCAGCACTTCTTTCAACGGTGGTTCCACCTACACTTCCCAAGAAGTTGCCCAAGGTTACTTCTTCGGTCCTCAGTCGATCGGCGTGGGCATTGGCGGCCCCAATGCTCAAGTTCTGATCAACAACAACGACGACTTCAGCCGCTTCATCATCTTGATCTGGCAACTGTATGCCGGCTTCGAAATCCTGAACAAGGACTTCGTGACCACCGCATTCAGCTATGTGTCTGATGACGGTACTGTCTGATAGTTAACCATACACATTTATAGGAAAAGATAAATGACCTATTTGTCCGCTAAGAAAATTTATCCCGGCAACTGGGCTGAGCCCCTGAACGGCTGGTATAAAAACATTGACAACAGCCAAGACGGTACCAATGATGGTTCTAAGGGCGGCCCCACTTCGGTGCTGGCTACCCCTGGCTATCGTTATTTCCAGCAACGTGGTTACGTGGCTGTTACCGCCACCTCTGGCACTGGCGCTGTTGCCGCTGCTGATGTGATTGTTCCCTCGCCTTACCGCCAGGACGACACCCGCACCGACATCACCGGCATGGTGATCTCTGGTAGCTCCACCCTTCCTGCTTACGTGTATCGCACTGCGATCTCCGTGGCTTCTGGCTGGGGTGATGGCCGCGTGGCTTCCGGTGTGTATGCCGCCACTGGTAACGTTGTTTCCTTCGGCCGTAGCAACGCTGGTAGCCCCACTGCTGCTTCTGGTGTTGGCGAAGGTGTGATCCAAGCAAACCTGACCTCCACTGTGTCTGGTACGCAAGTTGGCGAAATCTACTTCGCTGGCGGCGCCGCTGGTTACGGCACTGCTCCTTTCCTGATTGCAAGTGGCGCTGCTGGTGTTACCGCCGGTAACGTGAACTACGCTGCTACCACTAGCACCACCCTGAAAGTGTTTGCCAAGGAAACTGCTAACAGCACTACTACTTCCGGTGGTTTCTATATCTCCACTGCTGACTCTGCCGCTGGCCGCATTGGTTACTTGGTGGTTGAAGTGTGCTACATCCAACCCGATGAAGCACCTGGCTACGAAGATATCGATGGCTACCTGCTTGGTCGCACCGTTAGCTGATTAGGTTAAACTAGGACCAGGTAACTACTGGTCCTATGACAATCACTGCGGCAATGCTTTATCAGCACAAAAAAACAGGTGCACGCGTCAAAGTTGTAAGCGAATGGGATAACGGCGATTGGTACATGGTCGAAGATCAGGACGGTCGCCTTTACACTGCTTACAAAACTGAGCTTGTGCCTGATGAAGAGGCTACCAAAAAGGTAAAAACTCTTCAAGTAAAAGATAAAGCTGCACAAGAAGAGCCGCGAACTTTCCCACCGGACGTGCGTTTAAACATTAATTCAGCTACCGCTCAAATGATCGCTGATCATATTAAGGGTGTTGGATTAAAAACTGCTCGAGAGATTAAAGACCTTCAAATGTCCTTATCGGGTGAAAGGTTCCATACCCTCGAACAACTACGACAGGTTGGACGTATTGATTGGGACGCAGTGTTTGCTGCTGATTTAATTAGGGTTTAATTCTCATCTCCAAGTTCTGCCCCTGGGAGACCAGGGGTTTTTTAATCTTAAAATAGAGAATAAAACGAGATAATGGCTAAACGCTCTATCGTCGATATTGGTAAATACCTACAAAAGTTTGGGTTAAATGTCGGCGAGAACCCAGCGTTTGGCGGTGTTGGTGGCGGCCACTCTCCAACTGGATATCATCCGACTGGCGAAGCTATTGACGTACGTGATTGGCGGCCAGACGTAGCCCCTGCTTACGCGGGAGGTAAGCCAATCTCCTGGAAGCAACGCACAGGCGAAATGGCATGGCGTGCAAAACAACTAGGGGTATTCAACGAAGCTTTAGGCCCTGGCGATAAAGGACACGACACTCACGTGCACCTGGCTTTACAAGGCCAAAAGTTTATCACTGATCCACAGCTTGAATGGCTTGCTACTGGCCGCTACAAAACACCAGAAGGTAAGTTGACTGACGTGATGCCAGGCGCAGCACAGACTGGGATGGAATCAACTACATCTGCAAGTGCGGCCACTGACCCAAAAGAGTTCTTGGTTGGTTATCTCCTTGGTACAGGTTTTGCAGGTACGCCGAAAGAGAGTGCAGCCACTCAGATGAAACGTGGATTTGTACAGCAGTTATTGCAACCGGCTGACAATTCCGACATGTACATGCAATTACTTCAGTCCATGCCGAATCCGTACGCTGGTTAATTTACTACATCTATAATTAAAAACATACGGAAGTAAGCTGTGCAGCTCAGCGATTTTGACAAAAGTAGGGTCCGGTATCACCTGGGCTACTTCACGGTTTCCGTGCCGGCGGGTGACTACGCCCGTTTAGAAGAAGCTCTTAACACGGTACCTGATTCTTATTTTTACGACAAGATCGCAATTCAGATCAGCCGTTGTGATACGGCTGAAAAGAAGACTGAAGTTGCACTGTCTCCGTCTACTCGCCTTGAAAGTATCGCTGGTGACGTTGACCGTACTATTCGGTCGAGTAATGCCAAAGAAGCATTAAAGGTTTGGGACGAGGTTTACCTCTACGAAACAAACCGTTTAGCTGGCATTCTTTACGTACCCAACTACAAGGATCCGTTCCAGGCTCGTTACCGCTACGAACGCTCTGGGGCTGAATTCATCCAGGCATTACCTGGACCTGCCGATGTCTCAGTTGGCACTCGTCTTTATTTACATGAAGTTTGGAGGTAATCATGCCTGTTCCTATTAATCGAAACAAAGACACTGCTCGAGAACAGCGTTCCAGGGAACAGCAAGCTGTTTTAAATAAGCTGCGTGGAGGCGGCGTTATTTCTGGTGCACAACCAGCCAATCCTATTATTGGCGGTATCCAAAGTTTATTTGGTGGCGCAGGCAAGGGTGCTATTCCTACGTTAGGAGCTGCGCAACTTGGTGGTCAAGAAGTCTTAATGAATAGAGGGGGCTGGAGTACAAATCGTGCTGGCAGCGGTCCAATTAACGTGGGAGGACAAACTTGGTATCCCGCTCAAAGTGGCGAAGATCTGGTTTACAAACGGGCACCTGGTTTAGTGGGCGGTCAATACGGCAGTCTTTTTTCAGGTGGACAAAAACAGCCTCCGGCAGCATCTCGTCCAGGCGCCGAACGTGCGTACCAGCAAGAAGCATCACGCGTTGCTCAGCTCACCGCACAAGACCCTGAGCTTCAGCGTTACGAATTTGCCCGTCAGAAAGCAGTCGCCGCTGGTGCTGGCTCCACTGCTGAGCAGTCCGCAGAAGACCTTGGCATGCAGATGTGGGCAAAGGCAAATCCTGGTCTTGCCGCCAAAGTAAAGCCTGGTCAGTCCGGTTACGAAGCCATCCAAGGTACACTGGCAGGTAATGCCGCACGTGCAGGCCAAGGCTTTGGTATGCAGGAGCAATTAGTACCGACACCCCAAGGGTTCCCGACCAGTGTTCCCGGATTACCCGAAGGAGCTGGGTTTGGTGCAGGGTTCAACATTCCCCAAGCACTGATGCAAACACCTGCCATTCCCTTTGGCACGCAACAAGCTGCGCAAACACCTGCAACCTCTGCTGCACAAAGTGCATTTGGTCAGCCTTCTGTTCTAGACAGTGCAGACTTTGAACGTCTTCTCCAACAACTTAAGAAATAATTCTCTGGCATTGCAAAGCATGTAAGCCCAGCCAACTGGACACAGATCTATGATCTACGGGTGCCAGTGTAGTTGCTTTAAACCAATGATTCTCTGCCCTAAGTTTGTTAAACGTACTTTGACCTATCTAGCTACGGCCCTTGCGCTGCAAACCGTATTTATCCCTGGTCTCAAAGCAAGTTCAAATTGGGTAGGAGAATAAGGCAATCAAAATGACTGAGCGCGAACTACTACAGGGCTACGTATCAAAACCTGCTATTCAAAATGCATTGCGTGTTATCCGCTTTGCAGAAGGCACTGAGCGTGGCGGCCCTGATTCTTATCGCGTTATGTTTGGCGGCAGTCTTGCCCCGGATTTAAAACGGCATCCAGACAGAGCCATCACAGGTGGTGGTCATACAAGTACTGCGGCAGGCGCCTATCAATTCTTGTTTCCAACCTGGAACGAGCAAGCAAAAGCCCTAGGTCTGTCTGATTTTAGTGCGCAGAACCAAGATCTTGCGGCAACTCGACTCCTACGGAATCGTTTGATGTCAATTGGAGGCTTGTCCGTTTTAGAAAAAGAAGGTTTTAGTCCTCGCGTCTCTGCAGCACTTGCTCCAGAATGGGCATCCCTTCCTACGGAAAGCGGTAAAAGTTATTACGGCCAACCTGTCAAAAAACTTTCTGAGTTACAGAAAATTTATGGGCAGGCCGCTCAACCAGCTTCTACAGCTCAACAAGAACCTGGTAAGGGACAAGAAACATCCACTGGTAGTTTCCTGCAGGGATTCATGTCAGCCATGGCTGGCAATCAACCCAAGGAACTTTCTACTACTGATCTGGTAAAACAAGAGTTAATGGCTAGGTTATTGACTCCTGCCCCAGAGATTGATCCGCTAGATTTTCTAGCTAACATGAGACCTATTGGTTAAATCACGTTAGAATTGGAAAATCAGTAAAAGCGCAGTAGAACCTTGGCCTCGAGTAGCACAAACAAGCAGCCCATGTTGGTTGATCGCCCACTGTTTGATTCAGTGCGTGTCACAACTCAAACTGTAGGCAGTGCTTCAGCTAACACGCTGTTTGTCCAGGGGGGCCAGGCGCCCTCCATTTTGGTGGACATGGACGCCAACCTTAGCGAAGACAATAACAGCGGTGGTGTTGTTGATTCCATCAGTATTGTCCGCAATGATTACTACCGTGATCCGGACTACACAGTAGCCACCGCCACCTCTGGCACCCCTATTTCGTTGACCAGTGGTCAAATTGTTTTTATTTCCCAAACAGGTGTACTTGCTACCCCCGCACAAAGCGGATACGGTTACTACACCTACACAGGTGCAACTACCTTGACGGGCATTAACACCAGCCTGATTTACTCAGGTGGCATTGGAAGTGGCTTCAGTTACAACGGCATTAAGTACGGATACCAGCCCGAAGTGACCTTTGTTGTTTACCAGACTCGCGGTACAACAACACCT